TTAGTATTAAACATCAACATGGAGAATGGTTTTTTGGAAAATTACATAAAATAAAAAACGTCATACAAGAAGTAATAAAAGATCAAGAAGTTAAAGAAGAAAATAAAAATAATGAAAATTATTTAAAATTAGAAAAAGAATTTAAAGAAAAAAAAATTAAAGCAGAAAAAGATGCAAAAGATTATTTGCATAATTTTGACTTACTAAAAGAAACAGCTAATAAAATTTTAACTCAGCATGATAATCTAATCTTGCAGAAAAAGAATTATATGAACTTATCAAAGAATTGCATATTTATGACAAAAATAAATATTGTTATAATGATGCTAGTATAAATACCACTAATAAAAACACAATAATGGTGGAATGGATTTCTTTAATTTTAAGAATGTGTGATGAACGTGAAGTTGATCTTGTTAATCATCAATTAAAAAACATTAGCAATGAACTTAAAAGTTTAGATAGGTATAAACGAATTGATATAGCTTGTTTATCTAAATATCAAAGAAATGAAGTCTTTAAATATTATCCAGAAACTAAAAAAATAACTTGGGATAGACCTGCTCAAAGATGGGGATATGGTCAGGAAGATGAAATAGTTGGTAATGCAACAAAAGTATATACTGACTATAACCATGAAACACATTCATTTAATTATACATTGCATATTGATGAGGAATTTTAAATGGACAATGGTTTTAACAAATACGATCCTCATGCAATTGCAGAAACAAAGATGAAAGCAATTGTTAGTTACAGAGAAGCTAAAAGAATGTTTAATCAGCTTACTAGAATTAAAGATGAAAGAGAAAAAGCAAGATATTTACATTATCGGTTTTTAACAAATGAAAAACATAGTGTTGAGGATGCGAAAGCAAAAGCAAGAATAGATCCAGAAGTAACAGAAATAAACAGCAAGCTAGAGCAAGCTGAAAAACTTATGGATGAAATGTTTGCACAATTAGATCGTATCACAACTAAAATAGAATTAATGGCAGATGCCAATGCGACAGCCAGAGCAGAAATGAAATTAGGTGGACTGCAACCATGATGGTTAAATTATCAAAAAAAGAAATGTCAGAAATTAATCAGTTTGCAAGTTTGCGTTGGCAATTATCCAGAGCAGCAGGTGTTGTTAATCAACGTAGAGATAACAACAGAACTGATGATGATGTTGATAGACTTGGTTACAAAGGAGAATATGTTGTATCAAAAATATTTAACTTACCATTTAATCCTGGAGTAGCAGGAATAGATGATGGTTATGATTTATGGATCAATGATTTATCAGTTGATGTAAAAACAACATTTTATCCAAGTGGTGTATTGTTATTTAAAAGTATTCAGTCATTTAAAGCTGATGTAGGAATTCTTGTTACTGCAACAAAAGATGAAAATACTTTTAACGTAGTCGGTTTTATTCCAAGAAAAGAGTTTGAGAAAAAATCTAAAGTTTTTAATGGAAATGGTATGGCTGTCCATCAAGACAATTTATATCCAATTGAAAGACTTTGGAAATATACAAAGCAAAAGGAATTATTAAATGTCTAAAAATATAATTAATATTGTGCAATTAGATCAAGGTGGAATAAATCCTAAATCTGAATTGTTTGAGCAACCATTGTGGGAGCTGCACTTTGAGGATGAAGATAAACGTACTCTTGGCAAAGCAAAGATGGAAGAATATTTATCTAAGGGGTACAATAATACTGTGTACCAATTTAAACGTTGGACAGCTAGCACAACATCTGGAACTGAGGTACGATTATGGGCAGTTGTATTTACTGATAACAGCCATGATTTATGTGTAGCTAATAAGTTTTATCAAATGTTAAAACTTGGACATCAACGCAAAGATGAAGAGAAGTATAAAGAGATAGAAGAAAAGTTACATTTGAAACGACTACCAGAAAATACTGCTTTGTTTCATCCAAAAAGTCTTACCACAAAAGATGAACGCAAAGAGTTGGATGAATATAGAAAAAAAATTTTAGATGAAGCTAAAAACGAAGAAGATAACCAAGATATTGTAAGAGGAGAATACTAATGTCAGCAGAGAGAAAACCTTTAGAGCCTGTTTATTATCGTAAAGATTTGGCTAAATTGTTTGGAATATCAACAAGAACTTTACAAACGAGATTAAATGAATTATTTTTACAGCATCCCAATATTTCTTGTTTATCTCGTTATATAGGTAAAAAGCAGTTTTTTACCTACAATGACATCGAGGAGATAAAACAATTATGCTTACCTTATTCAAAAGAAAAGAGAGCAAGTTCTGGCAAATTAGAGGTACTGTCAGAGTCGGCAGACAAATAATTACAATTAACAAAGAGTCTACCGGTACGACAAGTAAATCAGAAGCTAATTGGATTTGTGAGAACAGACAACAAGAAATAAAAAATTCAATACTAGCTACCTATGATATGACATGGGAAGAATGTTTTGAGAAAATGAAAAAAAATCCAAAACATTGTCCATCATCAAAAAGAATGTCTATATTTGAACGAGTAAAAAAACTTGTAGGTAAATATCAATTAAAAGAATTTAATGATGATTTAATATTTACGAAAGCCTATGAGATGTATCCTGTGTTGAAACAATGGGAAGGAAAAAAATTAAGAGATCTTCAATACGATGAACGACAGCTAGCATCATCTAAAAATGCTACTGCTAATACTTGTTTTATTTTACCTGTATCGAAGGTGCTGCACTACGGAGCAAAACAAGGTTGGTGTTCTGATCCAACAATTGAGAACTTTGAAGTATTGAATGCTAGAGCAAGACATAAAGAAATATTTAGTCTAGCTGATGTACGAGCAATTGAACAAAAATGTACTGACGAACATATAAAATTTTTATTTTTGTTTTTGATTTATGTTGGTTGCCGAATATCAGAAGCTCTTAATATGCATTGGAAAGAGAGAAATCCATTAAACGATAGACCAATGATTGATTTAGAAAATAATAAATTTAATATTTGGATGTTTAAGACGCAAGAATGGATAACAAAACCAATACATCCTAAGATTAGAAAATACCTGGATAGAATAAATTTTAGAGAAGATAAATTATTTGAATGGAACAGCTTGCACGATAGACAAAATAATCCATCTGGAATTCCTACTAGGTGGTGGACTATGTGCCAACAAGCAGGAGTGAAATATAAAAATCGTCATGCGTGCAGACATACCCACGCAAGTTGGTTAGGACAAAAAAATTCACTACAAGGTTTAATGACTGCTGTTGGTTGGAAAAGTTCTAAAGTAGCACTTGGTTATGTTCACACTAATCAAGATGAAGTAGAAAAAATGATTAATGGATTGCCAGAATAAAATATTTTTTAACCATTTTGTGACCACTTTGAAAAAAAAAATTATAAAATGGCTGATTTCTGGGAGAAATTAAGTATAACTTTTTCTTGATATACTTGGTGTCATACTGTAATAATAAAGAAATAATGAGAAATAACAAGAAAAATTGGGAAATTTTTAGCAAGGGTGGGAAAGAAAATGCAACTATTTATGACCATTTTCCGACCACCCCTGCTCTCATTACGACCACTTTTAACAACGGAGGTAATATGATGGTTGAAACTATGAACGAAGGTAAAGATAAATATATTTTAAGTTCTCAATTAGATAAAAATTTAGAGCAACAAAAAATTATTTGTAATTTTAAAAATTTTAATAATAGTATGAGAAAACAACTTATTAATCTTCAAAAAGAGTATTCAAAACTTTTAAATACATATCTAAAGGTGGCTCAATAATGAGCCATCTAACTAGGGAGGGTAAATGAATAAAGATAAAGAATATTTAGTAATTTTTAAAAAAGATAATAAAATTACTACTGCAATTAAATTTAAAAATTTTACATTAAAAAATGTTTTAAATGAATTTACAGATGATGGTTGGCAATGGAATGATAAATTGCTTTATGTAATAGATGGAACTAAAATAGTATATCAAAACGAAAACACTTTAACTTAAATACTTAATATCTTTTATAACTCCTCTGGGGATGACTTGGCTACGACCATATAGATCATCCTCATCGTGAGTATCTTTATCAGCTAATATAACAACAAACTCATCTGTTTCTTTATATAACCAACCAAGAGAGTCCACACTACAGACAGCAGACTTATCAAGATCTTCTTTTTCTATCCATCCACCAAGAGAGTTCTCATTTGTATCAAGCCAAGTAACTAAAACTATTTTCATTTTTTCCTTAAATGTTTGTACTGTTTTCTTTGTTCGACTGTGCCACTAAAATAATCTTCGTTCCAATTGTCGTAGTAACCAATTTTTTTTAATGACGTACTGGCTTCTTCTAATTCATCAAATGATTGTATGAGTACCATTAGAAAATCGTTATCACTCTCCCATGCTGTATCTTGCAAGAAATCTATTTCTTCATCAAAATCCTCTGGATGTGATGCCATTAAATATACATCTCTTGGAACATACACATAGTTAAGTGCATGAATATAGTCGGCTAGTTCATCAGCAGTTATGGATAAATCAGAACAAGCAACGATGGAAATTTTACCTTTAAAATTATCAGCTTCTTTTATGACAGCTTCAAGGTATGTTGAAGAGTCGTTGTGTTCTATAATATTAATGTGATTGTCTAGCCTTGTCTTTTTTGCGTAAGGACAAACAGGAAAATTGTTTAAATGTTTATTCGGTATTTCTAAAAAGTCTTTTGACCAGGATAATATATCTTCCTTAATCGTTCTCACGATTTCTTCATTTGTTTAGAGATATACATATTCTTCACTAAACTTGTTTTCTTACCAAACTTTTTGTCTGCTTTTTTCTTGGCAGCAGAATACCCTTTTTTATTTTTTATCTTCTTTGACTTGCCTAGACTTTTTGGTCTTGGCTTTTCCCATACTGGTTTTTTTTTCATTTCTCCTCATTACTAATGGTTGTTTCCACTCTCCTATTGTGAAAGTGTTTGTTAAAACTTCTGCAATTCTTTTTAGTTCTTGGTCTACCACTTAACTTTATTTGCCCAATAAGCTGCAGACATCTTACCTTTATTAATATTCTTACTATGTCTTGCTTTGAATGATCTAGAACGAGCAGTATTTTTTTTATCTCCAGACACACCTTGTTGACCAAAGCGGATAGTTTTTATTTTACTACCTTCTTTGGCAACAACGATGTGAGATTTTTTAGGATGCTTTGGAGTACGTTTAGGTTTATTATAACCACTTACTCCTGCTCTTTTTAATCTAGGATCAGCCATTTATCAAATAGCACCTATTACTACGATTACGATTACCGCAACAATACCTGCTTTAACCCAATCAGACATTCCCCAGTCTGACCAAGATTTTAAATGACTCCATAAGTCTTGTAATAATTTCATATTACCTCCTATTTGCTTTTATTAGCTAATTTTTCTACTGTGCGTAAACTTGATAAACCGAGCATAGCTAGTGTCAGTTCGAGCATTATATCAGTAGGAATTTCTATTTTTTCTGTGTTTGGTAAAAAAAATTCTAATGTTGGTGCAATTAAAAAAGCATAAGCAAATCCAACTCCACACACCCACATTAAAAATGGTCTAGCACCTGCAACAAACATAGATCTATGACCTGCTTGTACTTTATTTATCTCTGCTTGTATCATGGCAGGTTTTTGAGCAAGTCTCTCTTTTACAATTTCTAAATTTAATTTTTCTTCTTTGCTTGTAAACAATGAGTCTAATACTGATCCAACAGCTTCAACTGGTTCTTTTATTCCACCACCACCAAATAATAATTTTTTTAACATATGTTTCCACCTACTTGTTCATAATAAATGACTAGATTACTAAATTGTATTGCGACTAAGACTGATAAAAGGATAATGATAAAAATATTCATTCAATACTCTCTAAAATCTGACTTAAAAAGTGTACTCTATTTGTCGCTTGATTTTTGTACCATACAGAGTCTTTTAGTTCTTCCGAAGCTGATTGGTAATCGGACTTGCTTAAACTGTCTATACAACGCTTAAAACGAGAAAATCCTGTCTTACCTAAGACAAAAACGCATTCAATTACAACTTCACGAGCCTTTTCATGTATGTTCGGACAATCTTTTAATATTTCATCAGCACCTTTAACTGCAATGGCAAAATCGTACTCAAAAATTTTTTCTAAGTGTCTGTGATCGTATTGTTTATCATCATCCCACTTTTCATCTGCTCTGCATAAATGACCATAACCAATAGTTCTATTGGGTGGTGTCATACTATCTAAATAAACTTTATTACGATAGCCTTCATGTTCTTTGATACGTTCTTTTAATTCTTGATAGTCCATAATGTTTTTTTCTTTCGTAAAATTTGTAAACCTTTTTCCAGGTAAATCATGGCATCGCCTAACTCTTCCAAAGTATCGACAAACATTTCTTCTAAATCTTTTTCGGCTTGATCCATTGTATTGCCAAACTTCTTTGTGCCTGCTTTTGATCGGTCAGCTATGCGTTGGCAAACTTTTCTCGCAATAGGATCTTCTATATCGTTCATATCGTACCAGTCCATTCTCCCTTATCGTTCAAGGGCATTGCATAAATAACTGGCTGAGAATTTATAATAGCACCTATACTAATTATTGGTCTTTTAATAAAGTTTTTTTGATACTTAAATGCTTCATGCTTTGGATTTATACAGCATCCAGTAATCATACTAAAATTTAATGATGTAGGAGAACTCCAATATTCTATGCTTGCTTTTGTATGTTGATGAGAACAGACATAACTCATGCCAAGTTCTTTTGAACTAGCAAGAGCATTAGATTTAAAATGATGTGTGAAAAATACTTTATTTTTATTAGGCAGCTCTAAAACTAATTTATCATGCCAAGTCCATTTCCACTTTTTTTCTATTTCTAATATTTCGTTTATATCTTTTAAAAAAGAATTAGGTATGAAATGTTTTTCTGCTAATCGCTGAATGCGAATATCATGGTTTCCCCACAGTATAGGCATTGCAACAGGAAATATTTTTCGAAGTTTTTTTATGCACTTAATTGCATCTTTTATTTCGTATTTAATATTAGGTAGTTCTGCACTATGTAAATGCTGCGATATGCTATGGAAATCTACAAGATCTCCCTGCATTAAAACCATAGTAGGTTTTATGTTATCTCGTAATTTTTTTATCCATTCAAAATAACCTGGCATTTGATATGGAAAATGCGTATCGCTAAGAATGAGTAATCTTTTTGTATTCATACATTTCCTTTTATATGGATGGCTAATCCAAAATTTTCATAAATGTATAAATTGCTCCTAATATGCCACCGATGAATAAAGCTACTTTTAAACCGCCAATTCCCATGTTGCTAGCTTTGTTTAAATCTCTTATTTGTTTTTGCATAATATTTACATCTTCACGCAAATATTTTAATTCTGTTTTTAATTCTGCTATATCTTTTTGCCACTCAGACATTTGTATTCTCCATAGGTGCATTGCATTT